TTTTTCTGTTAGAATCTTTGGCTGAAGACACTGAAAAACAACAACAGTTATTAGATGAAAATTTACACGTTAAAGTTATGCTGGAAGCAGCAAGAGATGATATTGAAAAGTTAAAAAAAGATGTTGAAAAGCTTAAAGACGCAACAAGAGATATTAAATTTAGCAATGGCAATGGAAACGGGCATTAACGCAGGGACCCTCCAGGAATATGATTACACTTGTGAAGACTTTGAATGTGAATGGAAACAAATAACTGAATATTGGAGGATGAAATAATGGCTGATAGAGATAAAATAAATCAATACAAAAGTATTAAATATTCTCAAGAAAAAATGGAATCTGATAAACAAAAACAATTTTTTCAAATGCTTCGTAAAGAAGTAGAGATTGGAGCTAATGGCACATCTAAATATATGATTAAAAAGGGCCCTAATAAAGGAAGATTTGTATAATGGGTGCAAGTTTTGTAATAGCGCTTTGTCTATTTATAAATGGACAACTGATAGAACATAGAATTCAAGACTCAATCTCTGATTGCCTTAAGCACAAAAGAGAGGCAGAGAGAAATATAGGTATGGATAATAAGAAATTTATGTGTGGTGAAGTAGAGGCTGAGATAACAAAAAATGTTGATGGTAGTCTAACCATAGAAAAAATAATAAAACCTAAATAATGGAACATTTTCAACCCCACCCTATCGAATGGAAACTCTAGGCATAGCTATTGTAATTATAGGAGTTTTAGTATATTTGGCTTTAAATGAAGACTAATTTATTAGTACATAAACATTTAATCGTACGCGCCGAATCTAAACGTCCGCCAAAGGACGAAGAAGCTATTGTAGATTGGATGAGAGATTTTGTAGAAAGTATAGGGATGAAAATTTTAATGGGTCCTTACGCAAAGTATTTAGATATTCCTGGTAACAGAGGATTAACTGTTGCAGCCATCATAGAGACTTCACATATCGTAATGCATACTTGGGACGAACTTAACCCAGCTATGATTCAATTAGATGTTTACTCTTGTGGTGAATTTGATGAACACGACATTTGTAAAAAGATTGCAAAAGACTTTGAATTAACAAAGATTGAGTATAAATACTTAAACCGTGAGACTGGACTTTCTGATATATCTGGTGGTATACTCAATTACAGAAAATGATAGGCAATAAAATTTTTTCGACAGAAGTTGTATCAGGCATATGCCCAGAATGTAATGACTTTACTTTATTAGTAAGTTTTGCACCAACGCATTATCGATGTACTTCGTGTGGATCTAATTTAGAGCAGAAGGTGAATGGAGTTATTAAATATATTCTTGCTGATGAGAAAACTAAATTTGATACATACGTAGATGGCGAAAAAGAAATCTAGTATAGGAACTGTAACCTTTTTTAAAGAGACACCTAAGAAACGTCCAGGCCGTCACGCTAAATCATATAATAAACGAGTTCCACGTAGAAAAAGAAATAGGGGACAAGGATGAAATTTTTACTTACCATACAAATCTGTTCTGTCATAATGCAACAATGCACACAACCTGTTGAAATAGGTAGATACAAAGACCATTTTGACTGTGCAACTGCAGGTTTTATTAATGCTATGGGTGCTATAAGAGAAATAGGAGTTGAAGAAGTAAATAAAAACAAATTATTAGTTAATTTTTCCTGTAAAGAACAAGAATCTATTTAAAGTTTTGTGCCCGTCTTATCAGACGATAAGACGAGCAAACAAAAGGTGAGAAGAGAGATCAACACTCTATCACACAAAATAATTTCTTGCAACACTTGTTATTTTAGTATAGATTCCCATATAATGATAAATAAAAATAAGAAAGGAAATAATATGACGTTTGAAGATGTATCTAAATGGTTACAAAAAGCTAAAAAAGGCGATAAAACTGTGTATTTTACAGGGTTTTTAGTTAAAAAAGCTGATGGTGATCACGAACTTAAAAAAATAATTAAGTTCATAAATGAAATGTGCACATCAAAAGTAATTGATGTTGTTCATAAAAAAATTTCAGGAATGAGAAGTGATACTAAATCAAGTTGGTTAGTTCACCCTGAAGATAAAAACAAAGAAATTATATACGAATATATAATTCAAAAACGATAGGAGAGAAAATGGCAAATCCAGAAAAATATAAATCTCTATCTGTTAACATTGAAGATTGGAAAGAACTTGGGATGTTAGCTGATAAAACAAATCGCACTCGATCTAAAATGATTGGTCGGTTAATTAGGTTTTTTAAAGAGAACAAAGGAGAGAAGTCTAATGGCAAATCAAAATAAAATTTGTACTCATTGTAATGGTAATGGCTACATTAAAGTTGGTGACGTTTATACGGATTGCCTTGATTGTGACAATCAAGGTGAGATCAATGAAGATGAAGTCAGGATACTTTTAAACAATACGATATGGAGGCAACAATGAACAAAAAGGGTGATGGTTGGATCGAATATACTAATTACGAGAGATATTGGATCGAGGACACGAAACGCGGACATAAAATAACTTTATTATCTAAGGATGGTTCAAAGTTAGAAATCAATTGTGTATGGCCTGATAAAATCAGAGACCACGCAGGAAGGGCTAGTCCATATGAAGCACAACGATAAATTTATTTATCCTGCATCAACCAGGAGTTCCATCAACGGTAAACGTGTTTACGAGATTAGTGGATCAAGACTACCTTCGGTCACAACTATTTTAAGCGCAACTAAACCTATTGAAGCTAGACAAAGTTTAACGAGGTGGCGAGAACGTGTAGGTGAAACAGAAGCTGCAAAAGTTTTTAATACTTCTTCTAGTAGAGGAACAGCAATGCATAAAATTATTGAGATGCATATTAAAGGAGAAGGCTATCAAGATTTAACGGATATTGGTAAACAAGCACATTCAATGGCTTCAACGATCATTGAAAAAGGACTTCATAACATAGAAGAATATTATGGTTTAGAAGTTACCTTACACTATCCGGGTTTGTACGCAGGAGCTACGGACCTAGCAGGCATTCATCAAGGTAAAGAAGCAATCATCGATTTTAAACAATCAAATAAACCAAAACAACGTGATTGGATTGAAGACTACTTCTTACAAATGGCAGCTTACGCAATGGCCCACGACTACGTCTATGGGACCAACATAGATAAAGGTGTTATTATGATGTGTACCCCTGATAACTATTATCAAGAGTTTATTATTGAGGGTTTAGAACTTAAACTCTTTAAACACAAATTTTTGAAAAGGATAGATGAATATTATGAGCAGACACAATTGGAGAGCAAATGAAGATAAAATGTTTGAGGAACTTAATCAAAAGGTATTCTCTGAAGACCCTATTCTTAAGTCTAGCGATAAGCTTAATTCTGTTGATACATATAATTCGAATTATGTACTTGAATTAAAAAATAGGGAGAAGTATTCACCCTTCGCATTTAACGGTTCTTTTATTGAGGAGATAAAATATAGACCGTTAATGGAAAAGGCTAAAAAGTATAACAGAATACCAGGGTACATTGTCAAGTTTAATAATGGTTCTTACTATGCGTGGAACTTGAAACAACTTAAACGCGAATTAATTTGGTATGAAAAAGACTTACCACACACTACTCATTTTACATCAAACAACTTTAAGTTGAAACGTGTAGCTGACTTGTATCTTGATGAAGCTACTAAACTTATTTAATTACGGTAGGAACGTGGCACGTGGACCGTGGATAGCCACAATATTGACATAATGTACCGCACTATAAGGAATATTTTTAGGACTTGTTGTGTTCAAAAAAAATTTTAAAAGTCAAAAACGGTGGTACAATGGTACAATTTTGGAAAAAGATAATAGAATCAATGGTTTACGACAAATTTTTTGTACCATTGATGTACCAAGTGTACCAAGCAGATGGTACAATTTTAAAAAAGTCAATAAAATCAACACTTTTCGTATCTGGTTGCAAATTACCTTCGGGAAATTTTTGTGAGTAGATAAAGTCCTAAAAATATTCTATATAGTAGAAATGCCAAAACGAAGAAAAAAGCTTGGATCAACCTTAACGTCAGACAAATCATTTCCATACAAGAAATACAGAATTGAGTGGATAGACCCTTGCGGTGAAACTGGTTGGGCTGATAAATCTGAGTTTGATAAGATGACTATTGCTTCACCTACATCTGAGGCCTGGATATATTCTAAGGATAAGAAGTTTATTAAATTCTTTGCAACCTACGATAAAGATGAAAATGGTAACTTAACTTTTGGTGACAGGAATATCATTCCTATTGGTTGCGTTAAGAGACTCACTAAACTGTCTAACTAGTTTGTACCAGTTCTTGGTCGCTATCTTCTTCTGTTCCGGAGTTGATGAGTTGCTGTTCGCTATCCTCGCTTCCTCCGCTATCTGATTCATTAGATCCATTATCATTTACCTGTTCTTTTACTTCCTCAAAATCTGCTTCAATTAACAATCCTTTATGTTCTTCAATGATTGTCTTCATTTTTAATTCTAACTCTTTTTCGGTCATATCTTCAAGTCTTCCGTGCTTAATTATTTTTTGCTCTACATACAACCCGGCTGCCTTACCTCTAGCTACTTCTGCATTTACAGCTGCAGACCAAGCACCCTTCTTCAGTGCGTCATTTCTAATTTTAGCTAGTTCTGATACGTGGTTCTCATAAGTAACTTCGTATTTCTTTTGCAGCTCTGTTCTTAACTCACCAATATATTTAACAACTAATGGATATCTATTTGGATTACGTAGTTCAGATGCAGTAAATCTTGCACGTTCTGGTTCATAGCCAGCCTGCTTTGCAGCTTCTGTTGCAGTCATTTTACCTTCGTTAGTGACTAACAACTCTGCAAACTTCATTTGTTTTGGAGTGAGTTCTTTTGGTCTTCCCATACTTGACTCATACCTTATGTTACGCTATAAGTCAATTATGGAGAAAATGAGAGACTTGTACAATATGAAACCTGACGATCTTGAAAAGGTTATTAGAATACAGGAAAAAGAAATAACTAAACTACAAGAAAAAATAAAAGAAATAGAACAAAAAGTTTCTGAGATTGTTAGTCAATTTAGAAACAAAGGTGCTATCTAGTGCAAACAAAATTACTTATACAAATATTAAAAAAGTTTGTAGATAATTCTGAAGTTGGTCAAAACTCAAGAGTTCAGATAGTTTCACGTGCAAATTGGAAACATCCTAAAGATATTAGAGAAGTAAAACTTGTCACAAATAAATTAATTGGTGCAAAAGAATCCCATAGATTATTCATCTTGGTTGATTAGACGTTACTGTGAAAGCTGAGTCAAAATTCTGGAAGTTAGTTAAGAAAAATACACCTAAAATTACTTGGACTAGACTAGAATCTTGGGCATCCTTTGGTGTACCAGATTTGTTGGGTTACAATGATAATTGTGGTTTTTTTACTGTTGAATTAAAAGTTACAAAGACTAAAAAAGTATCGTTTTCGCCTCATCAAAAATTGTTTCATATGACCCATACAAAGCGAAACTTTATCCTTCTTCAGACCCTCGATCCTCGCTCCATTAAACTTTATGAGAGCTTGGCGATCCACGGTTTGCTTGTCGATCATCGTGAATCTCGGTGCTTGGCGCTTGATGATTGGGACCACATTCAACGCTTGCTGCTCGATGAGCCGCTTGACGCTTGACGGCTTGGTGCTTGATGCTCCGCGCTTGTTGCTTGAGGATCCGCTCTTCACGGATCGCGGTCAGTTCTACTATTAGATTGTTGGCCAGGGCCCTTTTAGTGCTGGCCATATGCTATGTTTTTTATATCAGGGTTCCAGCAACGTCTGCAGCTTCCGCAGTGTCCCAGATCTAATTCTTTTTTCTTTGGTTTGGTCATAGCTGTGTACTCTTCCAACGTGTGAACAGTCCCTGTTTTATCGGTCCTGAAGGCTGGGCAATTGTCCACGCTGTGATCACTGGTAACAGTCGACGTATTCGGCCAGCTCGCTGCTGCTTCCTGGTCCACCATTGGCATTGAGAATCGTATTACCAGATTAGAAGGCGCATCCTTCAGGTAAGGCTTCACCCACGCCTCGCGCGTCGGCATCCAGTGCTTGACATCTGGCGTGCCTTTGCATACTTCATAGATCTTTTTTAAATGCTCTAAGTCCTGTACGTCTCCTGAGTCGTGCCATCTAAATTCTTTTGATTTTTTAGAATTGATTAATGTAATCATTGCATCAACCCAGACAGCGGTCCTGATGGACGCCAGGCGCCTGTATTGTGCATCCTGCACAACTTTAAATACATAACAACCTTTCAGAGCGTAGCAGCCATAACAGGTGCTGCCTTCTACGTTCTGGAGCTTCTTACCAGTCTTGCATTCCGCAGCTGGTATACCATATGCCCAGCCAGGCATCTTGGAGGGTTTACTTAAACCGCCAACAGCGGTCCACGCTTCTTTTGTATTCATAAATTATACCTTTCTTTTGAATCTATTTTTAACACGTAAGCCGGGCCTCCACAATGCGGCAGCTTGACGCTTGGCGCTTGTAGCTTGATGCTTGTTGCCTAGCTCATCAAAAAACTTTTGAGTCCGGGCCACGTACCGCGGAGGCAGGTCCGCGTGGTTCATTGTGAACCACGGGATCAGATCATTGTAATTAATTCTCTTCGGCATATTTCCTCACCTGTACAGCTAGATCCTGTATATGACACCAGAGCCATTCACCGCTGTAATGTTCGAACGGCTTCCAAGCGTAGTGCTTTAGAAATTTAAATAATTTTATATCAGACCAGTCTTGATAGTCTTCTGGTAAATCCTCATACAGGAATTGACTGGCAGCCCAGCGTATGTCTTTATCTTTTTGATCCATCAATTTAATCCTTCCTTTCTAAAACCAGATCTTACCACGGCGCTGCAATACATTCTAAACATTTTTTCAGGCCAAGTTTTTGTTTCTGGATATCTTTCTTCAATTAAAGCCCGGATTCTTTTCCAGTCGATGTCCTGCATACTCTCTAAATAATCGTTGTACATTTTTTGTGTTATAATCATATTTTCCTTTCTGTTGTGCCCAGCGTGCTGTTCCAGACAAATTGCCAATTACGAACAAAACTTCGGATCTCAAGGATCACCCGCTGGGTCTTTTTCTGGTTACGGCCACTTGCTTTTGCTGTGATCACCCCGCATACCATTAATTACTTTTACCATAAAATCCTATAATGTCAATAGCTTGATGCTTGACGCCTTGCAGCTTGCTGCTTGACCCCAGGTCCTACTTGATATGAACAACATTGGGCACAATGAATTCAAATAGGACCAAGGCTCAAGTTTGAGCTGGGGTAGTTATTATCAAGGCTCATACCCCAGGAGCCAAACAGAAAGTTTTATTCTTATCTTAGACCGATATCTTGCGAATTCGTCTTACGAGAATAATCTTCCTTATCCCATATAATCCTATTGACAAAGTTTGTCAAGTAGTCTATAAAAATAAATATTAACAGAAAGGAAACAAATGACAAAAATAAAACTAAACGCAGAAAAAAGAATTCAAATCGGAAATGAGTTTGAAACTTTTTTCAGAAATAAAGATAGCAAACCTAAACAAGAATGGTTAGGTGCAATCTCAAACTTTGATGAACATAAAGATAAAATACATAATTTATGTAATCAAATTGTAAGAAAACATCAACCGCAAGAAGATGTAGATACAATTAAAAGAATGATATCAAAGTATGGAAATAATGGTGGGGACATTTTTAATGACCATTGTTTTTATTTTGAAACACCTACGATTAATGATGATGGCGAGGCAGACACAAAATCAATGAATGTTAATTTTGGTTTGACTAGAGACTTTGCTTGTTCTTATTTTGATAAAGAATTAAGAGCAAGTGGTAAAGACCCTGACTATCAAAACAAATCAGAAAATGGAAAAAGAAGTCCTAGTTATTATACTTCCGAAAATGAAATAGAAAAATATTTCGGGTGGCGATCTGAAAGTAGCGGTAGCGGAAAACGAAACTCTACTATTAAAGATGATTGGGATAATGGATATAATATTGAAGTTATTGGCACATCTTATTGTGGGGAAAGACGATTTAAAGTTGATAGCGAAACCTTTGAGGTTTTAAATCAATTTGTAATTATGCAAGAAAAAGTCGTTGATACTCATCAAAGGTTTTATGACTACATAAAATCTAAAATGGATAAAATAAGACTAGGTTTAAAATCATACAAATATTTTGACCAAGCAAAAGAACTTGCGGATAAGTTAGGTATGGTCTTAAATGAAACTATTTTAGACACAGAAAGCAGTATGGCTTTGTCTATTTATAATCCTAGTGCATTGGCTAGTTTGTTAGCGGATAGTGATGAGGAAGATAATAAGGCAGATATTATCGCACAGTTTAAATCAGGTAAATTAAATCAAGCCATAAATTAGGGTATTGACAATGTATGGGAATTGCTATAAATTCCCATACATAAACAGAAAGGATAATATATGGAACATCATTTAGTTAACGAAGATAATGTAGAAAGTTTTGTAGAACTTTTAGAAAAGAAAGTGCATTTTGTAATTTCTTATTTTGCTAAAAAGCATAATAAGTTTATTTTTAGGAATGCTATGTGGACAGACAAATGCAAGATTGATAAGGATAGAGGGTCAATAACTTATTTTGATACTGACGCAAATGGTTATAGAACTGCAACTCAATCAATTCAGATTGCAATTAAAAAAGAGGGCGAGACAATACAATGATTGAATTAATTTTTTTAGGTGGAATCGTTTCTGCGGTAATCTTTTTGATTACCGCAAAAAAAGAAAAATCTTTTCAAGAAAGATTTGAACAAGACGAACTATGGAGAAAGGAGTATAGAAAATGAGTGATTATAGTTGGTGCCACGGACCATATTGCCATAAAAAACAAACCCAAGATAGGGTCCGAGGTGTGAAAGGAAATAAAGTTTTAAGAACTAGAAAGGTTCGTTGGTATCAAAGTCAGGTTGAACATATGTGGAATTATTTTTGTGGTCAACGATGTATGACAGATTATATCAATGAACATTTACGAGCTTTCATTGCAATAGCACCTAGACCGGAGCCACTAGAAACTCCTTGCGAGGTTACAACAAGAAAGGTTCAAGGAACTAGTTATAATTGGCAGACCGGAGAAAACAAGCCGCATACTTATACAGAAAAAACAATAGTAGTTGACAATATAAATGTTTAATATATAATCCCATACATTAATAATAACAGAAAGGATATATTATGACGAAACGAGAACTTAAACCTGAGTATCAAGAGGGCGGATCTAAAAGATTTGAAATCTTGGAAAAGGCTGTGCGTTATTTGCAAGATAAAAGAATAATGCAAACACAAGCGGACAGACAACATTTTCTAATTAATGAACTTGGTTTGTCTACTTCTGAATATATGGAAGTCTTAAACAAGGCTTCAGGCGGTGCATTGATGGAGTCTGTATGGAACTAACATCAAAAGACATTCAACCTGAATTTAAAATTGTAACTGATGTAAAGGATGAGCCGGATTTAAAAACGGCTCAAGCCTTTGTTGGTGGATATGTAGAAGGGATATCTTTTCCTAATGGTGATTATTTAATTATCAATGAGGAAGGCAAGTTAATTGGTTTGCCAATCAACGAACAGGCTACAAAGTTATGGAGAGATACGTTTGACAACGATAACTACATAACTGGTCGTAAAGATTGGGTTGCTGGTAATGCAATCTTAATTAAAAAGTCTGCCCTTAAACGTTGGGCTGCATAATTGACCGCGGCCCCCTAACGGGGGCCGCTCGCGTCTTCACTTAATAAAAATATATAGAGAGGTCCCAGGTCGTTTGGAAACTGGCTCGCGGCTTGACGGGCCCACCCCCCCAAAATCAAAAAGGGGTCCCACAGCTTGACCCTTTACGGTTTGATTTACACATACAGACGTGGTAAAAACGTTTTGGTACCATCTATGGATTTGGACAAGATTAATATAAAAAAATTACCTCCTGACATCAGGAAGGAATATATGCGTCTTGCAATACGTTTATCCGAGAAAAAAAAACAATCTAAGATAGAAAAGGATTTTTTAGAATTTGTAAAGTATATTTGGCCTGAATTTATCAGTGGGTCCCATCATAAAATTATTTCAGAAAAATTTAATAAATTAGCCACAGGTGAAATAAAAAGATTAATTGTAAATATGCCCCCTAGGCATACTAAATCTGAATTTGCATCCACGCTCCTCCCTGCTTGGATGATTGGTAGATTTCCAAACTTAAAAATAATTCAAACCACCCACACCGCAGAACTTGCAGTTAGATTTGGTCGTAAAGCAAAAAATATTATCGATTCAGATGAATACAAAAAAGTTTTTAGAACCACCCTCCGTGAAGACTCCAAAGCTGCTGGACGTTGGGAGACTAATGCCAATGGTGAATACTTTGCGGCCGGTGTTGGTGGAGCTATCACCGGACGAGGCGCGGATCTACTTATCATAGACGATCCGCACTCGGAGCAAGATGCGCTGTCCGATAAAGCTATGGAACGAGCTTATGAATGGTATACATCAGGACCACGTCAGCGTTTGCAACCCGGTGGAAGAATTGTTTTAGTTATGACCCGTTGGTCCACGAAGGACTTAACAGGAATGTTATTGAAAGCACAAAAGGAAGCAAAAGCAGATCAGTGGGAAGTTGTAGAGTTCCCAGCGATCTTACCTAGCAATAAACCTGTTTGGCCAGAGTATTGGAAGATGGGAGATCTAGAAGGTGTACAAGCATCGCTGACCGTGGCTAAATGGAACGCACAATGGATGCAAAATCCTACAGCGGAAGAAGGCGCTATCATCAAAAGAGATTGGTGGCAGGTCTGGGAGAAGGATGAACTACCACCTTTAAAACACGTCATACAGTCTTACGATACCGCTTTTTTAAAATCTGAAAGAGCAGACTATTCTGCTATTACGACGTGGGGTGTATTTTATCCTAACGAAGATTCAGGTCCTAATTTGATTTTAGTAGATTCCATCAAAGGAAGATACGAGTTTCCTGAGTTAAAACGAGTTGCTATGGAACAATATAAATACTGGAACCCTGAAACCGTTATCATTGAATCTAAAGCTTCGGGCTTGCCTTTAACATATGAATTGCGTAAAATGGGTATCCCGGTGATAAATTTTACACCGAGCAAGGGCAACGATAAACATTCTAGGGTGAACTCTGTGGCACCGTTATTTGAAAGCGGAAAAATCTGGGCACCTGAAATGAAATTCGCCGATGAGGTTATAGAAGAGTGCGCTGCATTTCCATATGGCGACCACGATGATTTGGTCGACAGTACGACGCAAGCCGTAATGAGATTTAGACAAGGAGGCTTTGTTGAACATCCTGAAGATGAAAAAGATGAACCAACACCCGTTGTCAATAAGGAATATTATTAATGAATAGAAACCAACTTATATTACAAGCGATATCTCTTTTAACAAAGTTAGGCATCAAGCCTTCTAACTTTATTGGTAAAGGAACAAATGTAATCAAGTTTCCAAAATTAGATGAGATAACTCCCTTTAAACCTAATCTGTTAGAAGCAATGAGAACAGGTGGAGAAAATTCTATGAAGTTGGCAAAGAAAAAATTTGAAGACAATGCAAACTATTTAGTTAATTCCAATGATATGGAATTACAAAATTTTATCAATAACGTTAAACAATATTTAAATATTACTGAACCGCGGAGCGCGGGCATTGTTGCAACAGGAGAGAAAGCACCTTTAATAGATATTAAAACAGGTTCACCTGTGACTCAAGCAGTCGAAGAAGTTATAACTAAACGATATGGTTTACCAAAAAATGTAGATCCTGAATCTCCAGTTGGTGGAATATTACAGTCAACAAGAAATCTTAGATCAATGATGGATGATATCCAAGGTATCTCGCCACAGCAAAGAATTCAGATGGATCAAGAAGCAGTTAATAGAATCATACAAGAAATTAAAGATGCGGGTGGTACAACGGAAGATGCTTATCGTATGTTACAAGAAAACCCAGTTAATGATGTAGATGTTTTTGAAAGAATCTTTTTACCAAGATACAAGGAAGCATTTAAGATTGGACCTAAGTCGCCAGAAGAAATTGAACTGGCTAAAGATGCTGCGGATACGGTAGAACTTTATGGCAGCAACAGTCCACAAGAATTAGCAGATCACTTACAAGATTTTTATAATGATAGTCAGATGAAATATAACATCGAAACAACTTTAGAAAAAATAATTAAAAATAAAAAAGGAATTTCAGAAGAAGACGTTTATGATTTCTTATCTGAAGCTGCTCCTGAAAGAGGCAGACCCATTGAGGAGCATATGGAAATTTTAGAAAGAGCCATCAAAGATAAATACAATTTAGATATCAATAAAGATTTTTATATTAATTATTACAATAAATACAAATTTCAAAACAAAGAACAAATTAAAAATTTAATGGAAAGCGTTACGGATAAACCAGAAAACTATCAAGACTTTGCAGAAGGTGGCAGGGTTAGTTTTAAAGGCGGTGCAAGTGTAGCTTGGATGATTGAAGCTTTAGTTAAACTTAGAGATGTTCCAAGAAAAATGTTAGAGTACGTCAGCAAAAGAAAAAACGGATTCAAACAAATACAAAAACTTTATGAGGATGCTTTTGGTGAAGGACCTGAAGGCGTTATGTCTGTCGCTAATGAAAAATTAGGTTCCAATGTTGTTAAAACAGCGGATGATATTGAAAGACCTGAAAAATCAAAACTAAGAGAAATGTACGAAGAGTTTAATAAACGACAAGAAGAAAGAGAAACGATTATGCGGCAAGATGCAGAAGCTAGAGCTAAAGATCCTGAAGCTGCTAAAGAGTTTGATGAGATGTGGGAGAACCCTGAAAGCTTTCCAAGAAGAAATAGACAGTTAACCGATGAAGAGATTGAAGAATATGAAGAAATTTTAGGTGACTCTGAAACGTGGATGAATGAAGGAACAGTTGAAGAAGCAGAAGCTGCCGTTAAGAGACGAAAAGAATATGAGGATCAAATGTATTCAGAATACAAAGTTGAAAAACAAGGCAGAAAAGAATTAGAAGAAGCTTACAAAGAAATAGATTTTAGAATGACTGGTGAAGATACTAAATATGAAGCTAACGAGTTAGCAGATATGCTTGCTGAAATTAGATACAAAACAGAATATTCTGATCTACCACAAAATACTCAAATAGATTTATATGATGAAGCCTATAATTACTTAATGGAAGTAAAAAGAGATGTAGCAAATTTTAAAGGCGCGACTAATATAAAAACAGGTAAAAATATCGTCACAGGTGAACAAGAATTACCTTTAGATCCAATGACAGGTAAACCTAGAAAACTAAATGCCGAAGGCGGATTGATTGATGGCATTGGAACTATGTTCGAGGAGAAATAATGCCAAAAGAATTTTTAGGTAGCCCTGTAAAAACTAAAGAATATATTTATCCAGAAAAATCAAAATCAGGTAAAACATATTGGTATAAACAACCAACTAAAATTATTCCTATGCCTGCAGGAATGGAAGAATGGTTTAAAGAAACGTATCCAGGTAAAAATTGGTTTGATATAACTACCAATGAAAGAGAAACGGCTAAAAAAGCTTTTAAAAATAGAAACACTCCATATAATCTTACAAAAAAAGACGCTATTAAATTAGAGGAATATTTATTAAAACAAAAAACATCTGGTAATAGGATTTTAGGAACTCCAGATGAAATTAATAAAGCAGCTGGAACAAAATTAAAAAGACCTTTTATCCAAAAATATATTAGGAATAATTATCCTAATACTTTTATTTACCCGTTGATTAATGCTTCGGACTACCCACAAGACATCAAAGAAAAAATTTGGAAACTTGGTAAAACAAAAGCTAATAATGAAATTTATGACGAATTAGTTAAATCAGGTGAACTTGCTGATATAAGATCTGCAACCAATAAGCCAAATTATAAAACCCTTAACCTTATTTTACAAGAGGGTAAACGAAAAGGAAAAATTAAAACAATTATAACAAAACCAACAGGTTCTAATTTATCTGCAGCTGAACAAAAAGTAAGAGACTCTTATGTAAAAAATTTTATTAAAAGTAATCCAGATATTACTAACCCTTTCCAAATAGCTAAAGGTGTAAGTAATTTACACAACATAAAAATGAGTAGAAACTATGTTTTATCAGCAGGTAAAAGATTAAATTTAGATAAAGAATTTTCTTCTTTGCATAAAAATATTTTTCCAGATATAAAAAAATTAGATAAACTTATTAAAGACAATGCAGCATTTTTACAAGATCCTAATGTAGGCGTAAGAGAAAAGAAAGAATTTTTTACAAATGAACTTGCTAAAGCCACGGGTAAAAATAAAGTTGACGTTGCTGAATCTTTAGTTACTCGTTTAAGAAAACTTGGAAATTTATACGCTGGTGATGAAGGTTCATTGCGATATGAAAAAAATTTATATAAAACTATTAAATCACCTAAAAATTATTTAAATTCAAATCTTCATAAAAGTTTTATTGAACTTACTGATTCAGCGGGTCAAATAAGTAACAGTGGAATGGCAAGGCTTTTAGGTTTACCTAAAAAAGACATAGATCTTATAGACCAAACAGCCTCAATGATGAGAGTATTTAAGTTTGATGTTGCAGGTGACCATACTGACATTAAAGCTTTAATGAAAAATTTTCCAAACTATAGAAAAAATTTTACAAGAATAGAATATATTAAAGATAGTTTAAATCAGTTTAAAGCACCCTATGATCAAAAAATGTTAGCTGTTTATAGAGCTGCAAAACAAGGTGCAAAAACTTTTAACGATGTTCCTATCCAAGAAGCAATTCAAAACATACAAAAAGAATTTGCTGATGCAACAGGTGGATATAGAATTGGTGGTTTTGAAGTATCTGGTAAAAGAATAACTATAGATCCGCAAACTCCTAGACTGGGAGATTTAGATAGTCCTTTAAATGAAAGTTTGCAAAGAGCTATGCAAAATTTTGAATCATACTCAGGTGACGTTAAACCCTCTTACTTTAAAAATGCTTTTGATAGATTATTCTTATCTACAAAATCTTTAAAGGATAGAATAAATCTATTAAAAAATAATCAGGGTAGTTCTATTTTAAAAGGTAGTAAAGTATTAGAAGCTTTTAATGCAATTCCTAGATTTAGACCAATAACAAAAGCTTTGATAGCAGGAACAGCTGGAGCTGCTGCTATTAGTACAATGGCCTCTGCAAGTGAGCCAACACAAAATGAAATGGAATCTGGTCAAATGACTTCTCAAGAGTTATATGAAAAAGAAAAACAAACCCCTGTCCAAGCTGAACTAGAAGCTATGAAAGCAGAAGCTAACGTAAAACCTTTTGATGAATATAACCCTGAAACATATCCATCAAACGAAGAACAGAAATCTGCTTTGGAAAAATATCAAAATTATATTATGGCAGCAGGTGCAGCTGCAGGTGTACCTTACGTGCCAGAAGGTTATAGAACAGCTAGAGAACTAGGTCGCGGCAGAATTAGATCGGCTGTTGGATTAACAGGTGGACTTGGAAAAATTTTAACTGCAACTGGAACACCAGGAGTTGTAGTTCCTTTCGAAGTTTTAAGAGCTGCAGATAAAATTAGAAAAGGTGCATCAGCGTCTGAAATACTTATGCCTAGATTAGACGAAGAAGAAAAAGAAGCTTTCATAGAAGGTGGAGCACTAGATAAATTATCAGCAGGCACTAAACCTCTTTTAGAAAGTCCATATCTATCTTTAGCTTTTGCAGAACCTTTTGCAAAAACAACAGGTATCATTACAAAGGCAGGGGAAGCTACTCCTGGTATTTTAAGTAAGGTATTAAGATTAGGATTGAACCCAAGAACAATCGCAGGTATAAGTAGATTTGCAGGTTTACCTGGACTTGCCTTGAGTGCTGGTTTAACAGCATACGATTTATATCAAGCTTACCAAGATAGGAAGGAAAAAAATGGATCCGAGTAAACGAAATTTTTTAAAACTATTGGGTGGTATTTTATCTACACCACTTATGCAAAAACTTTTACCTTTCTTAGCAAAAGAAGGAGCGGATGTCATTGAAGGTATTAAACAACTTAGAAATACAACAACAAATATGCCTGATTGGTTTCCAACTTTTATTCAAAAATTTATTTCTAAAAACATTGATAGAGCAGACAAGATAGATCAGGACATTACTAAAATAACTGACCCAGATTTACCTGGTGTTGAAGTTTTAAAATACGATGATGGTAAAATTGAAATAATAGGTAAAAATGAATATGGACAAAATTTTGGCATTGAATATCAACCACCTGCAACTTTAGAAGATGGCTCTAAGTTTAAAGGTGATTTCCAAGCAACCGATGTATCACCTGTTTATGCTGATCCAGACGGCAACGTAGATTTTGATGCACAGGTAGTTGAAGACATAGAAGAAATCTTAGGTGGAGATTCTAAGTATTTAGAAAATTACGCAAAAGACGTTACGACAGAAACAGGCAAAGTAGCCGCTAAAGATACTAAAGGTGCTAGTGCCGTTCGTGAAGCAGAAGGTAGAGCTGAAGCTTTAGCAGATGAAGCTAGAGATTTTGGTGATTATGGTGAATACGCTGATGGTGGTTTAACAGATACGATACCACCTGAAAGAGGTCCAATGGCTGACGGACTTGCAACTTTATTCAAAAGAAGGTAATATAAAATATGGCGATAGATAAGACTTTATCAGAACTTGGTAAAAACAAGACACAAATAGAAATTCCTGGTTCAGGAGAAATGGAAGAAGTTGTAACAGAAAAAATTTCTGAACAACTAAAAGATCAACCTGTTCAAGTGCAAGCAGAAGATGATGGCGGTGCAACCGTTTCATTTGACCCTAGCCTTGCAAGTCAAGAACAAGGCGAAGATCATTATACAAACTTAGCAGAAATTTTAAATGAAGATGTCCTAATGGAATTAGGATCTAAACTGGCTGATGATTATACGGATTATAAAAATTCAAGAGCAGACTGGGAACAAACTTATACTAAAGGTTTAGATTTATTAGGTTTTAAATATACAGAACGAACTCAACCATTTAGAGGAGCATCAGGTGCTACTCACCCTGTGTTAGCTGAAGCGGTTACACAATTCCAAGCACAAGCTTACAAAGAATTATTACCAGCAGATGGTCCTGTAAGAACTCAAATCTTAGGAGCACCTTCAAAAGAAAAAGAAGATCAGTCTGTTAGAGTTAAAGACTTTATGAATTATCAAATTATGGATCGTATGAAAGAATATGAATCTGAGTTTGATCAAATGTTATTTTATTTACCCCTAGCAGGTTCTACTTTTAAAAAAGTTTACTATGATGAATTATTAGGTAGAGCTGTTTCTAAATTTGTGCCTGCCGATGATTTAATTGTACCTTATTCTGCAACTTCTTTAGATGATGCAGAATCTATTATGCACGTAATTAAAATTTCAGAAAATGAATTACGTAAACAACAAGTAGTCGGTTTTTATAGAGACATTGAGTTGGGTGATCCACCAATGAAAACTGATGATGTGACTAAAAAAGAACAAGAGCTAGAAGGTATCAAACAACAAAAACAAGATGACATTTATACACTACTTGAATGTCACGTTAATTTAGATTTAGAAGGTTTTGAAGACATCAACCAAGAAACAGGTGAACCAACAGGAATTAAATTACCTTATGTAGTAACTATTGAAGAATCATCTAGAGAAGTTCTATCGATTAAAAGAAATTATAGAGCAGGTGATCCATTAAAGAAAAAAATTAATTACTTTGTACATTTCAGATTCTTACCAGGTCTAGGCTTTTATGGTTTCGGGTTGATTCATATGATAGGTGGACTATCAAGAACAGCTACGACAGCCTTAAGGCAGCTTCTTGATGCAGGAACACTATCAAATCTGCCGGCTGGATTTAAAACAAGAGGAATAAGAGTTAGAGATGATGCACAACCACTTCAACCAGGAGAATTTAGAGATGTCGATGCGCCTGGAGGTAATTTACGAGATTCTTTTATGCCTTTACCATTTAAAGAACCATCTCCAACATTATTACAATTATTAGGTATCGTAGTAGCAGCTGGCCAAAGGTTCGCGTCTATTGCAGATATGCAAGTAGGTGATGCTAACCAACAAGCACCGGTTGGCACAACCGTAGCATTATTGGAACGTGGATCGCGGGTAATGTCAGCGATACACAAAAGAATTTATGCAGCCTTAAAACAAGAATTCGTTTTATTAGCTGAAGTATTTAAAACATACTTACCACCCGTTTATCCTTACGACGTAGTTGGCGGAACTAGAGAAATCAAATCTGCTGATTTTGATGCAAGGATAGATATCTTGCCGGTTGCGGATCCAAATATATTTTCTCAAACACAGAGGATCACTATCGCCCAAACGGAACTGCAATTGGCAAGCTCTAATCCTAAGATGCACAATTTGTATCAAGCGTATCGTAATATGTATTCAGCGTTAGGTGTAAAAAACATAGATTTAATCTTACCACCACCTCAACAACCACAACCAATGGACCCAGCTTTAGAACATATCACTGCTTTAGGTGGTCAACCGTTCCAAGCATTCCCTGGACAGAACCACAGAGCTCACATTGAAGCACATTTAAACTTTATGTCACTCAATATGGTTAAAAATAATCCAATTGTGATGGCTTCTATCCAAAAAAACATACTTGAACACATTTCTTTGATGTCACAAGAGCAAGTTCAGCTAGAATTTGTGCAAGAATTACAAGAAATGCAAGTTTTACAACAGCAAATGCAACAAATGGGACCTGTTCCACAGATTCAACAACGTATGCAACAGATAATTTCACTAATTGAGTCTAGAAAATCACAATTAATTGCTGAAATGACTAAAGATTTCTCTGAAGAAGAGAATAAAATCACTGCGCAGATGGATAATGACCCAGTTTTAAAATTAAAATCAAGAGAAGTTGATCTTAGAGCTATGGAAAACGAGCGTAAGAAGCAAAATGACGAAGAACGGATCAATTTAGACCGTATGAAAGCAATGATGAACCAGCAAACTCAAGATGAAAAATTAGAACAGAACGAAAGACTTGCACAGTTGCGTGCAGGCGTAAGTTTGGCTAAAATGGGTGTGCAAAACGTAAAAATTAAAGGACAATAATATGTACGATGAAGCAGGCGTATCATTTGGAGGACCATCAGGTGGTGGAATAACTAGCGCTGATTTAGGCGGAGGACCATCTTTTGGTGGTGATTCGGGTGGATATGATAATAGTGTTGTTTTTCAACCAACAACTGCAGCATTAGGCGCTTTAGGACCAGGAAAACCTGGTGATTCAGGAATTACTACAATACTAAATAACGTTAGAGGTTTTTTAGGTAATAGTCCAATCGTATCTAGAGGTATAGGTGGTTTACTTGGTTCTATTCTTGGAAATGTTTTTTTACCTGGATTTGGTGGTTTACTAGGTGGTTATTTAGGTCAACAAAAAGCTCAAAACTATGTTGATAGATATAATTTAAACAAAGAAGCAATGAGCGATCTTTTAGGTGGAAAATTAAATAATGTTAATATTTTTGGACAACCAGAAGGTATCGTAGATATAAATCGTCCGGATCGAATGATGTTCGCTGATTTAACAGGAGGTCAAAAAAAAGCTCTTGATAAACAAAAAATGGGTTTAGATATGGGTCTATTTACTATAGATGATATTAGACAAAATATTTCTCCTTTGAATGATCCAAAAGCTCCTGCTACAATACAAGATATTAAACAATACTACGGAATAATCTAATGGACAAAAAACAGAAAAAAGTTTCAAAAGTAATGAGAGAGTTTAAAAAGGGTAAATTACATTCTGGTTCTAAAAAAGGACCAAAAGTAAAAAACCGTAAACAAGCAATTGCTATCGCATTAAGCGAAGCAGGAATGGCAAGGAGACGTAATGGAAAAAGAAAATAAAAAGTCTATGAACTTTCAAAAGTTTGTTAACAAAGATGGTTATGCTAAAGGCGGCATTGACGTTGAAGTGAGCAAACCAAATGAAACACAAACTCAAAAAGTTGGTGGACAAAAACGAATGTTAAAAGAAAAGCAAAGAACAGCTAAGTGGTACTAGTATGGTTCCTTGGGGTTTATTAGGTCAAGGTTTAAAATCTGGACTAGAAATATACAAGAATAAAAAAGCAGCTGACGTTGCAATGTCAGAAGCTAAACTTCTTCATATTGAAAAAATGAAAAGAGGTGAAATAGAGTTTTCTGGCAAGATTGCAGAAAATCAAAAATCAGACTGGAAGGACGAATTTGTACTTTTAACAATTTCTTCACCATTGTTTTTATTAGCTTATTCTGTGTTTGCAGAAGATGAAAAAATGCAAGAGAAGATTGACTTGTATTTTCAAAAATTACAAGAGATGCCTTGGTGGATAGTTGGATTATGGGTTTCAGTAGTCGCAGCAATTTATGGACTTAAGGCTACAGATGTGATAAATATGAATAAAGGAGCAAAATAATATGCCAAATAAAAGATATAACAACCAGATTCCTGGTTTTAAAAAAGGTGGCTCAGTAAAAAAGATGTCATCAAAAAAGAAAAAGTTAGCAGCTATGTATCCGCCAAAGGATAAAGTTACTAGAGGTGATTTTATTGCAGCGGCTAAAAAGAAAAAAGGAATGGCTTAATGAAATTCATTAAACATTGGATATGTAAAATATTTAAAATCATTCCGTGCATATGTAAGCACGAATGCAATTGTAAGAAGAAAAACAATGGCTAGTAAATACCATAAAACTAAATCTGGTAAAATGGCGCGAAAAGGTCTTTGGTACAACATTCACAAAAAAAGAGCTGAAGGTAGACCAATGAGAAAAAAAGGCGCTAAAGGTGCACCAACAGCAAAAGCATTTAAAAGATCACAAAGTAAATAATGAGAACTGATTATTCTATAAGACCAGGATATGCATCAGGCGGAAGAACAGCCGCTTGGCAAAGAAAAGAAGGTAAGTCTGAGTCTGGTGGATTAAACAGAAAAGGAATTGCTTCTTATAGAAGAGCAAATCCAGGATCTAAATTATCTATGGCTGTTACAACAAAGCCATCGAAATTAAAAAAAGGATCAAAGGCAGCTAAGAGAAGAAAATCTTTCTGCGCGCGTATGAGCGGAATGAAAAAAAGATTAACTTCTGCAAAAACTGCAAGAGATCCAAATTCAAGAATTAATAAATCACTTAGAAAGTGGAATTGTTAATAGTGGAGAGAAGAGATGGATGATATATCAACTATTTACGGTATACAAAAACTGTTAAAGGATGGTATTCAAAGAGGTACTGATACATTACTGTCAGGTAACATTGACAGTTTAGAGAAATATCAGTATATATTAGGACAAATCAGGGCTTATGAATATACCCTGCAGGAAATCTCTAACCTGTTAAAAACGAAGGAGCAAAAAACTAATGACGGAACAATCATCAATCTCTCAGGAGATACCAACACATAAAAACGCACTCGAAGAAAAATATCAAAGCATTAAAACAAAGGAACCATTAGGACCTGATAATATTAAATCAGCATCAGAAGATTTACCTGAACCAAGTGGTTGGAGAATTTTAATTTTACCATTTACACCACCTGAAAGAACTAAAGGTGGACTTATTTTATCACAAGATACTTTAGACAGAGGACGTATCACAACTAATGTTGGATATGTTTTAAAACTAGGACCTTTAGCTTATCAAGATGAAGAAAAGTTTAAAACAGGTCCTTGGTGTAAAGAAAAAGATTGGGTCATCTTTGCTAGATATGCTGGTTCAAGATTACCAATAGAAGGTGGAGAGCTGAGAATACTAAACGATGATGAAGTATTAGGAACTGTAAAAGATCCTAGTTCAATCATCACGCAATACTAACCATAGGAGAAACTATGCCAGATGAAAATAAAAAAGAAGATCTAGTTGATGTTGGCGAACAAGAAGGTGCTGATATTAATTTAGATTCTGAGCAAACAAAGGAGAAAGAAGATGAAAAGCTTGAAGTCGTTCAAGACGATAATCAGTCCGCTGATACACCTGAGAAATCTAGTGAGCAGTCTGATGTTCAGGGCGATCAAAAACAAAAGACAGAGAAAAAAGAGGACGAGTTAGAACAATACAGTGATTCTGTAAAAAGAAGAATTGCTAAGTTGACTCGTAAAATGAGAGAGGCTGAAAGGCAAAGACAAGAAGCTATTACTTTTGCGCAATCAATGAAAACGCAAAAAGAAAAAGCTGAAGCTAGATTTGCACACTTAGACAAAGACTATATGAATGAGTTTGAGTCTAGAGTTAAAACAAGTTTAGACTCCGCCAAAATCGCTCTCAAAAACGCAATCGATAGTGGAGACGTAGACGCACAAGTTGCTGCACAGCAGCAAATTGCTTCGTTAACGATGGATTCTGCTAGATTGCAGACGCTAAAAAGCGCACAGACGCAAGTCAAAGAAACACCAAAAGAAGTTAATATCACACCACAAAGACAAGAAGAACAGGTTGATGCTGATCCAAAAGCAGAAGCTTGGGCAACTAAAAATGCGTGGTTTGGTAACGATTCTGCGATGACTTACACTGCGTTTGATATACATAACAAGCTAGTCCGAGAGGAAGGCTATGATCCTAAATCTGACGAATATTATGCTGAAATTGATAAAAGAATAAGACTTGAATTTCCGCATAAATTTGATAAGGTAGAGTCAATTACAACTGAAAGAGAAGTTAAACCTACTCAAACAGTTGCTTCAGCTAGACGTCCAGCTACAACGGGACGCAAGAAAACTGTAAGACTCACACCTTCACAGGTAGCAATCGCTAAAAAATTAGGTGTGCCACTCGAAGATTACGCAAGACAATTGCAACTCACGAAGGAGGTATAGTATGACAATTGATAAAACTTCTCGTGCGGGTCAAACTAGAGAAAAAGAAACTCGAAAAAAAGTTTGGACTCCACCATCAAGTTTAGATGCACCCCCTGCGCCAGATGGCTATAGGCACAGATGGATAAGAGCCGAAGTTCTTGGTCAAGATGACAGCAAGAATATGTCGGGAAAAATTAGGTCCGGATGGGAGCTCGTAAGAGCTGACGAATATCCAGATCACGATTTTCCAAGCATTGAAGACGGCAAGTATAAGGGAGTGATCGGAGTTGGTGGCCTAGTGTTGGCTAGGATACCGGAAGAGCTCGCAAAACAACGTGAAGCGTACTTTAATAAAAGAACGCGAGATCGTGATGAAGCTATAAACAACGAGCCTTTGAAGGATCAACATCCTAGTATGCCAATCAATAGTGAAAGGCAAACTAGAGTAACTTTTGGTGGCTCTAAGAAAAGTTAATTTTTTAACGATTCGCTGACCATCATACAATTAACCAATAAGGAGAAAAACTATGGCAAATAAAGACGCAGCTTTTGGTTTAAAACCGATTGGTAAGATTGGTCAAAATGCTGACAACCAAGGTTTAACTGAATACTTGATCGCAGATAACTATGCGAGTTCAATTTATCAGGGAGACCCGGTTAAAGCAGTAGCAGGCGGAACTGTAGAAGTAGCTGCTGCAGCAAACACTAACTTAGTTGGTGTTTTCTGGGGTACGTTTATAACTAAAGATCCAACTACTGGAAAACCAACTTACCGAAATTACTACACTCAAACGAATGTAGCTAATGGGGAAGAAATCAGAGCATTTGTATACGACGATCCTCACGAAAGGTTCGAGGTACAATCAAATAACGCAAGCGCTTCTGCTGCAACAGACGTGTTCGAATTAGCGGACATTGAATATACAGCAGGATCAACTATCAATGGCGTATCTAAAGTTGAATTAGACGATGCTTCTTTTGTAACAACTTCTGCACAATTGCAGGTAGTTGGTGTATCAAAAGATATCGAAAATAATGATTTAACTTCAGCAAACGTTAACTTTGTAGTTAGAATCAATGAGCACTTGTATAAACAAACTGTAGGAGTATAGGAGTATAAACTATGGCAATATCAAGACAACAACTAGTTAAAGAACTAGAGCCTGGGTTGAATGCACTATTCGGCCTAGAGTATAAAAGATACGAGAATCAGCACGTAGAAATCTATGATGCAGAAAATTCAGACAGAGCTTTTGAAGAAGAAGTAATGTTATCTGGATTTGCGAATGCAGCTGTTAAACCTGAAGGTTCAGCAGTGACATTTGACAATGCACAAGAAACTTTTACAAGCAGATACACTCACGAAACTATCGCTTTAGCGTTCGCGATTACTGAAGAAGCAATCGAGGACAACTTGTACGATAGAATTGCTACTAGATACACAAAAGCATTAGCTAGATCTATGGCAAACACTAAGCAAGTTAAAGCGGCTAACGTATTGAACAACGCTTTCAATACTAACTACTTAGGTGGGGATGGTTTAGAACTTTGTTCTACACTTCACCCAACTATTGCAGGAACATTCTCAAATGAATTAGCGACATCTGCGGATCTTAACGAAACTTCATTAGAACAATCGTTAATCGACATCGCAGCTTTCACTGATGAAAGAGGATTAAAAATTGCTGCTCAAGGTATGAAATTAATCATTCCTTCTGAGTTACAATTTACTGCAGAGAGATTGATGAAATCTCAAGGTAGAGTAGGAACAGCTGACAACGATGTAAATGCAATCGTGTCTAAAGGTATGATTCCACAAGGTTATGTGGTTAACAATTACCTAACAGACAGTGATGCGTTCTTCATCAAAACAGATGTACCTAATGGTATGAAAATGTTCAACAGATCACCTTTAAAAACTGCAATGGAAGGTGACTTTGACACTGGTAACGTTAGATACAAAGCTAGAGAAAGATACAGCTTCGGCTGGTCTGACCCTAGAGGTATCTTCGGATCACCAGGTGCGTAAGCACTGAATTAAAAGAGGCGGCCTAAAAACCGCCTCTTTTTTATTGCAAGAGGTGAAAATTATATGAAAACATTCCGAATTAAAATTAAAGCATATGGATACTTTTGTGACTTCACAATTAGTTGTGAAGATAACGATAAATCCTTTAATGATGCAATAGTTGACAAGTTAGGAAAAAATGATATAGTATGGGAAGATTCCGAATTTTATGATACTCGTAAAGTTTGGTTAACCTATGAGGAGGTTAGTAATGCAAACACACGTTCAATCCCTTTACAAACAGAAAAGGGGACTAGAACTGGAATGGGAGCAGCACTATAACGATCAAGGTAGATATACCCTTGATATGGTGAGGATTGATAACAAGATTAAAGAAGTTATCAGTCATATTAAAATAGCTGAAGCTAAACAGGCTAATTTAATTAATAAGATTGAAGAGGCTGCACCACAAGTTTCAGTAGCTACTTAGTCAAAACGCTACTACATAAATAAATCAGCTTTATTATTAAGGATCTCTTGCGCTTAACGCAAATCTAAAGTATAGTATTATTACTATACAATAAAATTCTGCATAGACGAGTATAGTCGACGGCCTAGAGACTATGTAGAAATAACTAGGAGGATAAAAAATGGCAAACACTACATTTCAAGGTCCAGTAATATCTAAAAATGGATTTTACAATACAGGACCAGGTAACGTTGTAGATGCTGACGCTAGTGTATCATTAACAGTTGGAACTCACGCAGGGAAAATTGTTTACAATGATTCAGCAGACGCAGTAACTTACACATTACCAGCAATCAACGCTAACGCTGATTCTGCAGTTGCAGGACCAGGAGCAGACTTAAATAACTTAAGTAACATTGGCGCAAAATTTGAAATCTTTTCTTCAATTACGAAGACTGGAGATCTAGTTGTAAAAGTTGCTAATGCAACTGATGTTATGGTTGGAAGTGCAATTTTAATTGATGACACATCTGACAACGTTGTTGGTTTTGAAACAGCAGCAACATCAGACACAATCACTTTAGATGGTGACACAACTGGTGGCGTAACTTTTTCAAGAATAGTTTGTACAGCGGTTGCTGCGGGTAAATGGAAAGTTGAAGTAACTTCAGCTTGTACTAATACACCAGCTACTCCGTTTAGTGCGACAGTAAGTTAATAATTAATTAAGTGTGGGTTTCGGCCCACACTTAAACTTAAGGAGAAAAATTAAATGAGTATGAAATCAGATGTAAAACCAGTCGTACTAAGTGCTAATGGTGTTGCGTTTACAGGAAGAACAAGATTAAGAGGTTATGCTTTACAATCTAACACAACTACTGGAGGAACAGCAGGGTCAGCTACTATTAATGGATTAACAAATCCTACAACAGTAAGCTCAGATGCATCTTCAGGAGTTTACATTCCTTTAACAGTACCACCTGGACAAACTGAAACATTAAATATTCCAGAAGATGGAGTTTTATATGTTGATGGTGTTGGAGCAACTTCGGTAACAAATTCAACTTTAATTTTGTTCATCGATAAATAGGAGGCTAGATGGCTACATCAGGCACTACAACTTTCGATCTTGATATCGATGAAATAATTGAAGAAGCTTTAGAAAGAGCTGGAGTAGGTGGAGCTCGAACGGGTTATCATTTGCGTAGCGCAAGAAGATCATTAAATATTCTACTTTCTGAATGGGGTAATAGAGGTATCCATTTATGGAAAGTAAAACTTGCAACTATTCCATTAGTTTTAGGTCAAGCAGAATATAATTATGCAAATGATAATGTAAATTTTCCAACTGATATTAATGATGTATTAGAAGCTTATGTTAGAAATAATACAACAGCAACAGCACCAGTTGATACTACTTTAACTAAAATTGATAGATCTACTTATGCTTCGTTGCCTAATAAATTATCACAAGGAACACCATCACAATATTATGTTCAAAGAACTACTAGCCCTAGTGTATTTTTATATATTACTCCAGGTTCTGCTTTTTCAGGTTCAAATTACCAATTAAAATTTTATTATCTTGCAAGAATACAAGATGTAGGTGCATACACTAATACAGCAGATGTTGTTTATAGATTTATTCCTTGTATGACTTCTGGACTTGCTTATTATTTATCTATTAAACATTCACCAGAAAAAACAGAACAGTTAAGATTATTTTACGAAGATGAATTACAAAGAGCATTGACTGAAGATGGTCAAAGAACTTCTGTATTTATTTCACCACAAACATTTTATGGAGATGGAGTATAATGCCTTTTGCAACAGGTAAAAAATCTAAAGCAATTTCTGATCGATCTGGTATGGAATTTCCATATCCAGAAATGGTAAAAGAATGGAATGGTTCTTTAGTTCATTACACTGAATATGAACCTAAACATCCGCAACTAGAACCAAAACCAAAAGGTGGTGATGCACAGGGATTACAGGATGCAAGACCTGCAAGAACAGAACCAGCGGTAGCAAGAGTTTTAGATATTAATCCATTAATCTTAACTTCAGGATCATCAACTGTTTCTGTGTTTGAAGAAGCACACGGAAGATCAACAGGAAACATAGTTAGATTTAGAGATGGTGAAGGTGGTTATGGAATAGGAATTAATGATATTAATGATTCAAACGGTCATTCTATTACTGTGACTGATACAGATCATTATACTTGGAACGCAGCTACAACAGCAACGCAACAAGCAAGAATAGGAGGAGGAAGTATATCGGCTGGTCCGGTAACTTTAACACCATAATGACATACGACGAATTAAGAACACAAATTAGAAATTATACAGAAGTTGATAGTGGAGGATTATCAGATTCTACTATTGCACAAATTGTAAAAAATACTGAAAATAGAGTTTACAGAGAAGTTCAATCTGACAATTATAGATTTTATGCAACGGCTGCAATGACAACAGGTAATAGATATGTAACAGTGCCTACGGCTTTAACTAATATTAGATATGTACAAATAACTGATTCTAATAACGAACAATCTTTTTTAGAACAAAAGGATACTAGTTTTATGGCAGAATATGATCCTACACCTTCTGCTACGTATGGTACTCCTAAATATTATGCTAACTGGGATGAAGTAACTTGGGTAGTTAGTCCAACACCAAGCACTAATTTTAGTGTAACGATTGCTTATTATAAAAACGTTAATTTAGATTCTTCTGATAATAATTCGACTACTTATTTATCGACTTATGCAGAAGATGTATTATTAAATGGTTGTTTGGCAGAAACATATAAATACTTGAAAGGTGCGCCAGATATGATACAAGTTTACGAACAATCATATCAAACGGCTAAAGAGTCATTTGGTATTGAACAAACGGGTCGTAGAAGAAGAGACGAATACACCGATGGAGTTGTACGGGTTCCTTTACCGTCAGTTGACCCATCAAAATAGGAGGATAAATGGCAAACATAGTACCTGATAGTTTTAAACAAGAACTGTTTTTAGGAACTCATAACTTCAGCACAACTTCTGGAGATACTTTTAATTTAGCTTTGTATACAACAGTAACTGGATTTGCTGCGGACACAACAACTGTTTATACAACAGACAATGAAACAAGTGGAACTGGTTATACTGCTGCAGGAGCTGCATTAACAAACACAACTGTTAGTGTTGCACAGAATATTGCTTTTGTTGACTTTAGTGATTTGACTTTTCAAACAGCTACAATCACTGCATCCGCTGCTTTAATCTACAACGCAACACAATCAAACAAAGCAGTTGTGGTGTTAGATTTCGGTGGAGACAAAACTTCAACAAACGGTGACTTTACTATTCAGTTCCCAGATGCAAACTCAACAAGTGCGATTCTAAGAATATCGTAGTACAGTTGCCATAGAATAATCAATGGCTACAAACACACCTTGGAATTCAGGCAAATGGAGTGAAGGCACTTGGAATGGTCTAGGTGTTGATGTAACTGTAACCATCGGAAACGAAGGTGGTTGGGGTTCAGGCGCGTGGGATGCAAAAGCCTGGGATGCTAATAGCTTTTCTTTTCCTGACAAATTAACTATTCAAGCTCCAATTGATCAAGGTTGGAATGAAGATGCTTGGAGTGCAGATAACTGGGGCGGTATTGGTGCGCAAGTTACTGTTACAGGTACAGCTAATATTATTCCTTCAGCTTCTGAATTATCAATTCAACTTGGAACTTTAACTTTTGAAGGTAAATCTAGTTTTGAATTAACTGGATCTCAATTAACTTTTTCATTAGATTCACCTGCTGTTATTGCAAATGCAGATGTTGTTGCTGCAACTAATTTATTACAAATAGCAGTTCAATCTCCAAATATATCTGCAGATGGATTTACAGAAGCTGTAACAGGATCTGAAGTAGGAATTAGTGTAGGTTCAGTAACGGTTAATCATAATGCTATTCCAACATTTGATGGAAGTGAAGTTTCAATCAGTGTTGGTGGTGTAATTATTGAAGGTGGTTTAGAATTAAGTGTTACAGGTTCTGGTGTAAGTTTATCTACTGGAACAGTAGGATTTAGTAACCAAGCTAAAATAAATGTTATAGCTAGTAAACTATTAGTTACTTCTGGTAGTGTTACTTTTGACGCAAAAGCTAATGTTTTACCTACAGGATCAACGGTCCAAACGTCCGTAGGTACTGTAAATATAGCTTCTGTTTACCACGTTACAGGATCAGAGGTTACAGTAGGTACAGGAACACTATCTTTTGTTACAGATCAAGTTATTCAAGTCACAGGTAATAACTTGACTTTAGGTTCAGGAGACCTTATTATTACAAATTGGAACCCAATTGTTCCAGGAGCAAATCAACCGTGGTCAGCTATAACAACAGGAGCCACGCAAACTTGGACACCTATTAGTACCGGTGCAAATCAAACGTGGACAGATTTTTAAAAAAATGATAATGAGGAAATTATATGGCTAGTACATTTTCAAATTTAGGTATTATCCTCCAAGCGAGTGGTGAAAACTCAGGAACGTGGGGAGATAGAACTAACGTAAACTTACAAAGAATAGATAACGCAATTACAGGTATCTCTAATATTGTGGTTACAGGAGCTACAACTTTAGCTTTTTCAACTAACTCAGATACAACAACTTACACAACAGAAGCAGGTAGAAGTAAAATTTTAGTGTTTACTGGTACGCCAGGAACACCAACAACAATTACTTTACCAAACGTAGAAAAAGAATATTTAATTAATAACAAAACAGATTCATCATTAGTATTTACAGCAGGTGCCGGTGCTTCAACTTATACTGTTACTACAAATAAAATAAACTATGTTTATGTTGATGGAAGTGATGAAGTTATATCTGCAGTAGCAGATACACCTCCAGGTGGTTCTGATACACAAATTCAATTTAATAGTTCAGGTTCATTTGGTGGTTCTGCTAATTTAGTTTGGGATGGAACAAACGTTACTCTTGGTGCAACAGGTGCATTAAGATTAGGTGACACAACTGGTGGTGAATACGTTGGATTAAAAGCACCAGGAACAGTTTCATCTTCATACACATTAACTTTACCAACAGCAACTGGTACAGCAGATCAAATTTTAGTTACAGATGGTTCT